CTGAATTGTATTAATATTACCCTCGAAAGAGGGTGTCAGTTACAAACCAAAAAACAAATACTATGTTTATTATCGAAATGCTTACTATCTGTTTGGTAGTAGGAACAATTTGCTATATATGGGAACAATTAATTATAGAGCATCAAGAGGATTAATCCTCTGTCAGTTACAAACAATTTTAAAACTACAATACTATGAGTAATTCAAAGAAAGAATGTATAAAGTTATACGATAAAATTTCCGATGCATTTCACAATCAATCGGGAGGAGATTATAACGATACAATGTACTACCAATGGTTAGGAGCATCTCAAGATATGCAAGAAGCAGAAGAAGATGATAATGATTGGGATGGACTTTTACCTACACTAACTGCTTGTTGGAAGTATGTCGAATGTTGTAAGAAGATAGATGACTTACAAGAAAATATGCCCGATGAGATTTATGGTTAAAATGAGAGAGCATTTGCTCTCTGTCAGTTACAAACTAAATTATACTACAATGAACAATTTTCAAGATGAATCCTGTAATGGATACACAAACATTCAAACATACAGATTATGCTTGGTATTAGATAACCAAGAATTTGTATATAATCCCTTAAAAACATTCTTTGAGTTATTATCAGAGAATGAATTTGAAGGTAATGATATTAATATTATCAATTGGAATGAGGTTATGCAGAGATACTCTGATGACATTCTCATAGAGCATACTTTTCGAAGAAGTGTGGAAAGACAAGTCAGAACAAGTTAAACCAAAAACACCAATGTCGAGAGACATCGGTAGTGTTAGTTATAAACCAATATTTACTACAATGAACAATTTTCAAGATGAATTAATCAAGAGATTAGAACAAGATTATCAACAAGCTAAAGTAAGATACGAAGCAAAATTACAAGAAGGTAATAAGGAAGCGATTGCTTACAACAAAGCAATAATGAATCAAGCAAAAACTACCTTGTTTGATATACGAGAGTTAAATGCTGAATTGAGTCTATAATCAATTACCAATGTCGAGAGACATAGGTAGTGTTAGTTACAAACAATTTTAAATATACTACAATGAAAAACAAAGATGAGATGGTGAAAATATGGTTTGATGATATGGAAGAGATGTTCCAAATCAAGCTATCAGAATGGGATAAATTAAGGGATAATACTTTACCTCCCTACAATAATTATAGTAAGCATTTAAAGGCTGATAATGAAGAATGGGAATGGGGGAATGATGCATCTGAATTAGATTTTATGTACCATAGAATTAAAGTATGGCGAGAGGGATACGGCAAGTAAGATACTCTGAATGAAGTAAAAATTACCAATGTTGCGAAACATCGGTAGTGTTAGTTACAAACCAAAACTACAATTATGAATAAGCAAGATGAATTAAGAATTAGATTGGAATTTCTTATTCCACTTAAATGGATGGATGATTTCAGCACTCAAAACGGAGACAAAACAGACATACTATCAAGTGTAGTAGAATCAAATCCTAATTGGGTAGAGGAAGTGCTTGAAGGAGACTACAATCTGTCCGATGTACTACACGATTTCAAAGGTATATATGCAGAAGATGAGCATTTCCTACCAAGAATATCTACTTATGTACACCATTATAACGAATAAGCAGAATGGGAGGATTAATTTCCTCTGTCAGTTACAAACAATTTTAAAAGCTACAATTATGACTATTAGATTAGAAAGTGGATTGACTTACAAGTCAAATTCGGGAGATTCAGAAGTAGAAGTTACTATTAAGGTAACTGATATTACAATGGACATCCTCAAGGATAGGTATCCTACAGATTACAATACCTTTTACGGAAGCAGTGGTGTTACTATGCCATCAGCACGAATTGGTGTAAGAACTTGCATTAACAATGAGAGTACTCTTGAGAATTGGCAACACGAAATGGTGTTAAAGTATGGCTTTAAGGCAGTTATTATCTTGAATGACGATACATCTGTATGGTTTGACAAGACATTACTCAAGGGTAATGAGGAAGAGAAAGATGCTTCTGAAAAGCATATGAGAGAATACATTGAAAGCGAGAGAAAACTCGGTAGAAGTATAGATTAAAAACATATCCCTAATTTTAGGGATGTTAGTTACGAACCAAATTATACTACAATGACAATATTAGAAAGAGCAGTAGAGATATTGCAAACTAAGTACGGAATAGATGCAAGAATCTATGAGAACAACTTATACTTATCCGTATGGAATGATGAGTTATCAGATACAATAGATGTTCAAGTATCTGATGAGCAAATACAAGAATGGGTAAAAGAATCCATTGAAGAGTCTTTATAGACTCTTGTTAGTTACAAATCAAATTATACTACAATGAAAGAATTATTTTTAAGAGAATGCTCTATTAGTGGAGAGGGTATGAACGAAGGGTGGATAGATGAACACAATTTTATGTACTTCAAATACCAAAAAGATGTTATTAAGTACATCAAAGAAATTATCGAAGAGGATAATGATGTTGATGGAACAAATTTATCAGATGATGATGTCACTGATATAGGATACGATAAATACGATATTTATTGGACAGAATGGGAGGATTAATTTCCTCTGTCAGTTACAAATTTTAAATATAATACTATGAACAAAGTTATGATACCACAGGATGTGTGGTGCGAAAGGTTACAAAAAGAAATTGACAATAGCAAAGGGAGATTCTTCTCTGTTACTTTTGTTAAGAAAGATGGTACTATCAGAAAGATGGTGTGTCGAAATGGTGTAACAAAAGATTTGCAAGGTGGCGAACTAAAGTATGATGCAAGAGCAAGAAAGAATGCTATTGTATGGGATACCAAGGTAAAAGGATACCGAACAATACCTTTAAAGAGATTGATTGATATGAGGATCAACGGAACTGAATTTACTAACACTTTATTACCTTTTTAGAATGGGAGGATTAATTTCCTCTGTTAGTTACAGAATAAATTAGTATATGAACTAATTATATTATATATTTGCAATTATAACGAACACATTGTAGTGTGTTTGTAACGATAGAGAGGTTGCATTGTGAAAAAGCGTAAGTCTATGGTAATGTGGGAATTTCTTATTGTTGGAAAACCAAAAATAGAGCAATGTAGCTACAACCTGGTTGTAGTAATGAGTGGTTAATTGGGGGTTCGACTCCCCCACCTCTCTCTAACCAAATTAAATTATTATGTCAAGCAGAATCAAAGTAAGCAAGGGCCTAATCGACAGAGTCGATGATGGCTTCAACTATTTTAATGGGTACAGATTGGAGGAAACCAATACTGATGACACCTATTACATTAAATCCTTTATGGAGTACATCGAGTTTCTCGAAGCTAAACTAAAGGCAGTATCAATCTTAAAAGAACCTAACAATGAAAGATAAAAAAATATCAGTTACAAACAATTATGAAATAGAAATAGACAATTATATAAAATGGTTTAAAGAAGAAAACTCTGACCAATATGGAGAACTTAAATGGTTAATAGATTTACTATTAAATAGTAAACATAAAGATAATATAATTGATGTGTTAAAAACAACTAATGAGGATTATGACTTATAAAGCAGTAGCAGAATTTATTAATCAATTAAATAACAATAATTATGAAAGTTAAAGTACAACAACGAAGCGTTTACCACAAATTTGTAGAATTAGAGGTAGAAGTGCCAGACTCTGTAGAGTTTGATGACGTCCAAGAATGGCTAACTAACAATGACCAGCTATGGTCAGAGCAAATAGACCAGGCTATGTTTGAAGCACCTATCCAATTTGGAAATGGAATGGAAATGTACAAGGGAATGAATGAAGTAGAAGCAGACTCAGAATGGAGGTATGAAACTCCTGATGGGCTTGGAGGACACTTATAACATATACTCTGATGAGGACTCAATGTCCGAAACTACCGAAAGGTAGTCAGTATAAATTAAATTAAATTAAATTATTATGCCAAATCACGTTTACAACACGCTATCTATTGGTAATGAGATTACCGAAGAAAGACAAGAAATTTTAAATGCTATTAAAAAATCTGGTGGCATTTGTAGATACTACAAGCCAATGCCTTCAGAACTTGAGAGTACAACATCTCCACAAAGAGTGGGAGACACAGAGAATTGCACTATTACAGAATCAAAGTCTGCCGAACTTAAACACAAGTACGGACAAAATAATTGGTACGATTGGTGTCACGAAAATTGGGGTACTAAATGGGGATGCTATGACTTAGAGATTCACGATGGTACGATTACATATACTACTGCTTGGTCTCCAGTTAATGAGTTGATCCTTAAGAAAATGTCTCAAGACTTTCCTGATCTAATTTTATCCTTTGAAGAGGAGACAGGATGGGGAGGAGAAATTCTAATTTCTAATGGAGAGATTATGGAGGCTACATTATATGATGAACCCGATTGGTCAGATGATGTGGTAGAGGTAGACATTATGGTTAAGGATGATAGTCCAAGTATACTATCAATACAATTAACACATCTTGACCAAGAACATCCAAATCACGACAACGGAATCGGATGGTATATGGATTATTCTATGGAGTTTGCTGGTAAAACTTTAGAAGAAGCAAAGAAGTACTGCCACGAAAATTATATTAAAGATGAATTTACTTTTTAAAAAATTCACCCTCTTCGGAGGTGTTAGTTACAAATTTAAAAAACTATGATTATGAAAAAGTATTACAAAGTGCAATTTGAAGGTGAGTTTGGTGTTCCCGAAACTCAACAAGATAGAATCGACACACATAAGGAAGCTATGGAAGTAGTTAAAGAATGTGAAGTGAATTGGAATATGGATTGTTGGGTAGAGGAATACGAAGAGCAACCATCTAAAGAAGAAAGGATTTATGCTAATCCAAATTCAGTAGATGGTTGGGAAGATATTTACACACACGAAGAGCAATTTTACACACACGAAGAGCAATGCTATTACGATAGATGCGACCACGTTCAAGAAAGGCTTGAAAGGGGGGAAATAGATGAAGAAAACGCATCCGAGTTAAGAATGGGTGCTTAATTACATAGATATGTTAAGAAAAATGATATTATGGAGGAAGGTATTAATTGAGAAACTCAAGCCATTCCCTAATAAAAAATTAATACAGAAACTACAACAAAAAATTGATAAATTATGAAAATACTATGGATAGTAGTGCTACTACTTATGAGTTCCTATACCCTATTACACCTCTACTTTGATTGGAGGATGGAGAAATGGACAAAAGATTATAACAAAAGAATTAAAGAATATAAAGATAAAAAAGATGAAAAGAAATAGCCAAAAAAACACCTACACAACAGAGTATAACGAACAAGTTAGTTCATGTTGTGGTGCTGAAATTACTGAATACGAAAGACACGATGAATATTGCTATATAGCAGTTGTGTGTGATAAGTGCGAACAAGAATGTAAGGAAACTACATACAACGAATACCTTATTTCTCAAGCAGAATCAATTAATACTTAAAAGAATGTTAGATATGAAAACGCCAAATTATTACAAGGGAGTGCAATATGGAATGGAGGCACACGAAGTTATTGAAGACTTTGTAGGAGATAACTACAATATGGGGGTGGCAGTAGCCTACCTCCTACGTGCGGGTAAGAAGCCAGATAATGATATTGTTCAGGACTTAAAAAAAGCTATTGATCACTTGCAGTTTGAAATAAAAAGACAAGAGAATTTAAAAAAACTATAAACAAGTCTTGCTTAAAGTATATTAAAAGTGTACATTAGCAGACTAATTAAATTAAATAAAATGAAAAAAGAAGTCTTTGATAAATATGCTCTGGCAATAGCCGAGCAGTTCCATTTATCTCTCGAACAAATGTTCGAAAAGAAACGAAGAAGAGATTGTGTTGATGCAAGACAAATGCTCTACTATCTTTGTATGGAAAGACCAATTAGAATATCTTATATACAACGATTTATGGAGGAGAACGGACATTCTGTTACTCACTCCACAATCATTCATGGCTATAAAAAAGCAAAACAACTTATAGATAGTGATGATGATTTCAAGGATCTAATTAATGACATCACAAATGCATAGCTTGGAAGACCTTTATAGTCAAGCTATTCTTGATCGTTCCACTTACAGAAGTACAACTAAAAATAAAGATACATTTATTAAGTACGGAGTGATGCTCAGAAAATTCCCCAATAAAATTGAACTGGTAAATTGTCATAAGGGTGGAGATTATTTTTCTCCATTTACTGAAGATGAGGTTCAGATGTTCAAGGATAGTGGATGGAAAAAGGGAGTGCTATTATTTCTAATTAAAACATATAAGCGAAAGCTAAATATGATAGAGGTAAGAATACAACAAGAGATAAACGGAAGAAAGAACGACAAGTATATTAAGGGATTAAAGGTAAAAAGAGAGGGTATTTTAAATAAGTATTCTATTAGACAAAAACAATTAACTAAATTAAATTAAATTAAAATGGAAAAGAACAATTACAAAAAGTTATCTGCTATTGACATTAGTGGATTGGTAGAAAAAAAGGGAAAGTTTAGCTACTTATCTTGGGCAAGTGCTTGGAATCTTATAAAACAAGAACATCCTACTGCTCAAAGAAATGTATATGAGAACGACCATACTGGCTTGAATTACTTTACAGATGGTAATTCAGCTTATGTAAAGGTGGGTATTTCTATTGATGGCTTAGAGCATATTGATTACCTACCTATTATGGACTTTAGAAACAACTCTATAAGTGTTGGTAAGGTTACATCTATGGATGTAAATACTGCAATACAAAGATCAACTGCTAAAGCTATTGCAATGCATGGATTAGGATTAAGCCTATGGATCGGAGAGGATATTACTAAAACAATCTCTGCTCCAGTATCTAACACTACCAGTAAGCCAAAGACAATGACATCTATGGAATTAAACATCGGAGATACTAATTGGCCCAAGGTTATGAAGTATATTGTAGACAACAAAGAACTCGGTCTTCCAAAAATTGTTAAGAATCTTGAGGTTAAGTACAAGATCAAGGCAAGTGTAAAGAAAGAATTATCAAAGCATATATAATGGAAGATATATTAAAAAAGTTAGAGGATGACTCTAACTACTACGGAGACTTTGGTAAAAAGTGGCTATCTAATTCAGACATCATAACATTACTCAACGATCCTAAAAACTTTAGGAAACAAAAAGAGATGACTAATGCTATGTTGTTGGGTAGATACTTCCATACTGGAATGCTTGAACCACACAAGGTAAATACGGATGAGTTTAATTGCGTAGATGTTGCCAGTAGAAACACCAACAAGTATAAGGAGGTTGTAAAAAGCTATGGCTTACCTCTTATGATGTTGAGCAAGGAGAAGCAAGCGATAGACAAGGCAATGTCTACGATGAAAAACAATCTTGAGTTCTACGATGCTATCTATGATGAAGAAAATGTTTTTGAAGTACCAGCAGTCCAAGAGATAATGGGTGTTCAATGGAAGGGTAAGGCAGATATAGTTACTAAGGATTGTTTAATTGATCTAAAGACCACTTCAAGGATAAAAGAATTTAAGTATTCAGCTAAGAAATACAACTACGATAGCCAAGCTTATATCTATCAACAGCTATTTGATAAGCCATTAATATTTTATGTGGTTGACAAATTAAGTTTTGAGTTAGGTATATACTACCCATCAAGTCAGTTCTTAAGTAACGGAAAGGAAAAGGTAGAGAGGGCAGTAGAAATTTATAACCAGTTCTATTCAGAGAACGCAATTGATAGTATAGATGATTACATTAATAGAGAGACTCTTTAGAGTTGAAAAAGAAAGTGCAGTTTGGTTGAAAGTTCCAACCAACCTAACTTCACGAGCCGAAGCAATAGTTTGCTATAAGGCATTAACAGAAAAGTTGGAACAAATTTTATTAAATAAATAATTATGTCAGATCAAAAAATTTATGTAGGAAATGGGAAATCAAAGTTTGATGGAGAACAAGTAGCTTGTAGCATCTGTTTAACAGACTTGCCAAGTGAACACATCTTTGAGTACAATGGAAAGAAGTATATTAAACTTCTTGTACAACAGAAAAGAGAAGCTGATGAGTATGGGAAGACCCATTACGTAGCAGTTGATACTTGGAAGCCTGAACCAAAGAAAGAAGCAGTAGCAACACCATCTAAAGAAGATGCAGACCTACCATTCTAAGTTGGCACAAAGATTAAGAGGAGGGACTTCGTGTCCCTTTTCTTTTCTTTAATTTATGTTAAAGTGGCAAATGGGAAATTGCTATTTACTATTATATATATATTATTATTATTATTATTATTCTATTTATATATTTATAATATATTTTTAACATTTTAACATTAAAAAGTATAAATAACTAATATAGAGTTAGTTATAGAAAATTAAATCAACATTAAATTAACATCGGTAAAATGGAAATTACAATATTTAAAGATATAAAGGAGACTTCACAACCTTTCTATAGAACAATAGATGTGGTTCTTGAAAGAATAAAGCAAGGGTCATCAAGGGATTTGGTAAAGCAAATCAGAGGAGAAAAGGATAAGACTAAAAGAAATGTATTAAAGCAATCACTACCAGCTATTTGTTTTAGTGGGAAGTTTTCTAAGCGTAGTGATAGTAGTATAACTGATCATAGTGGGTTTATCTGTTTAGACTTTGATGGATATAAAAGCAATAAAGATTTATTGGAGGAGAAGGAAAGATTATCAAAAGACAAGTATGTTTATTCTGTATTTGTTTCTCCAAGTGGTAAAGGATTAAAGGCTTTGGTTAAAATACCTACTGACTTAGATAATCATAAAAACTATTTTAATTCTCTTGAGAAGTATTTTAATAGCGAATACTTTGATACTACATCAAAGAACATATCAAGAGTATGCTACGAATCTTATGACCCTCTGATTTTTATTAATGAACTATCTAACACTTGGGATACGATTAACGAAAAGGATTATCAGGAGGTGGTTAAACACAGAGATGTTCCTACTATACCAATCACAGATGAGAATAAGATTATAGAGATACTTGTTAAGTGGTGGGAGAATAAGTATGGTTTAAGGAGTGGTGAAAGAAACAATAACATCTATGTACTTGCCGCCGCCTTCAATGACTTTGGTATTAATCAAACACTTTCAGAGTATGTTATGTCTAACTACTCAAGTGAAGACTTTCCTGATAGCGAGATCAAAAGAACTATTGATTCTGCCTATTCTCAAAAACAAAACTTTGGAACAAAGTATTATGAGGATGAGGAGAAGGTTAGTCAAGTAAAACAAAAGATAAGAAGAGGGTTATCAAAGAAGGAGATAAAGATACAATTAGAAGAAACAAACGTAGATGTCGATAACATAGACCACGTGTTGGATAGGCTTGAGGAT